ATGATATAAGAGATTTTCGGCTTGGTTTATAAATTTAATTTTTGGGTTTGTACTTTTTTACTTTGGTCTTGAACTGAAAGTTTTGGGATTTATCCTGCCGAAAATCTCTTATATCATTTGTTATCAGGAGTACGGCAATTTAAAAATAAATACGTTATGAAGAAATCATTTGCAAAATTAAAAAAGTTCAATGAAATTGTTTTACACGAAAATTTTTCTAAAAACCTTTATTTAGAAATTGATAAAACGCCAAAAGAGAAGTTGAAATATTTCCCAAAAGTAATTAAGTTTTTGTCCAAAAATGCAGGTAAATGGATTGAGATAAACACTAATAATCCAAGAATATGGATTGATGTAAAAGAATCTTTTTCTATTCTAGCTGATGAAGATTGGTTCTATGAAATCGAAAAGTAGTATTCCTGATAACGGTGGATGCTACACGATGGCTGGGAAAAGCACAAAACCAAACATCGATTTAAGACTAATAATCCAAGTGCAAAACAGACTTTAAATTTAACAATTAACCCAGCTATTGTGTAGCATATGTTACCAGTAGTGTTTTTAACAACAAATTATTATGAAAAAGATTTTTAAATTATTATCAAGCAAGCAATGGATTTTCGATTTATCATTAAAATTAATCGCAAATAGAATTGTTCATTGTCAAAATTTATTGACTCCCCAATATTTAATGTCAAAAGGGTGGGTCGAAAAAGATGGATTTTATTTTGAGCCTGAAATAAAAGACCGTGATAAAATTTGGATTGAATTTGAACATCATTATTTTAGAATTTTTCACGGAAAAGAAAGAACTTTTATTGGTCTGGAAAGTAAAATAGAATGGTTTGAAACTTACTATTTACTTGCTCACGGCGATAATGGTCGTTATATACTTGCAGGTGTGTAACATTACTGGTAACGTTATGCGTCTTGGTGCAGGCGGAAAAAGCACACCGAATAATTGAATTAATAACCCAAAAATAAAGACACAAACCGATGATTGAATTAAAGACTGAATCCGCTTGCTCCAAAACGCTGTTACCGCTAGTTGTGGGTGGTTTAACGATTACGTGTGAAGATAATATGGAGTTAATGAGCCGCTACCCTGACAATTATTTTGATTTAGCAATAGTTGACCCGCCTTATGGGATTGATAGAAATGGAATGAATATGGGTAATTCTGTATTTAATAAAGATGATAAGAAATGGGATAAGAACACGCCAAATCAGGAATATTTTAATGAATTATTCAGAGTTTCCAAAAATCAGGTTATTTGGGGTGGAAATTATTTTGATTTACCAACAAGCCAATATTTTGCAATTTGGGATAAAGGTGAAACGATGTATGGACGTGACTTTGCAGAATGTGAATTTGCTTGGGTTAGAAATGGTGGAACTAGAATATATAAAAAATCCCCAAACCAACCTGACAGAATACACCCAACGCAAAAACCAATAGTATTATACAAATGGTTATTAGATAAATACGCTAAAGATGGTGATAAAATACTAGATACTCATTTAGGCTCAGGAAGCATTTCGATAGCTTGCCACGATTACGGATTTGATTTAATAGCGTGTGAACTTGATAAAGAATATTTCGATAAAGCAATGCAAAGAATTAATAATCATGTAGCACAACAAAAGTTATTCTAATGACCACAAATAAACTATTAATGTTTCACTTAGACAAAAGCCAAACGGCAGTTATTAATTACGTGAACAAAGCGAAAATATACAATGCGTTTGAGGTTGGTTTTAATAGTGAAAAGCATTATACATATTATCAAACGGCATTAATTTTAATAGAATACCTAAATGTAAATTCAAAGAACAAAAAAGTTTTGGATTTTGAATATAACGAGAATGAAATAGTATTAATATATAAAAGTAAAGTAAATGAAAAACACAGAAGAACAAAAACCAAGTAATCCGAGTGTGTTTCCTAGATTTGGAGAAAACGGCATGCCCTTAAGAGATTATTTTGCTAATTCAGCGATGAATGGATGGTTATCAAATCCGAATATGACAATTAAAACAATGGAAGAATTATCAATTGAATCATACAACTTAGCCGATGCAATGCTTAAACAACGGGAATTATGAAAAACACAGAAACAATAACAGAACAGAACTACCGACTACGACAATTAGCGATTAAATGCGCTAAGGAACGAGGAAAAGAGCCGATTAAATATATCGGTAATGGAATAATTAAATATATAAATTAACATGAAAAACACATTTTTAGAATTTTGCAACGAGCTAAAAGGCTATAACTTTCACTCGAAAAAAACAGGCTATCAAGTCTATAAATTCGAGCTTTACTGGGCTAAATTTTCGCCCTTAAAATGCTTTGAAGTTTTTGAAGCTAGAGTAATTGAGTAATTTAAAAAATAGATAAACATGGAAACAAAAATTAACACACCATTAGCTATTCACGAAATAGATTTCAGGGTGCAATCAATTAATAAAGGAGGATTTGCAACTATATTAGCTTATAAAGACGCTCGAGTTGATATGAAGCGCCTTGATGATGTTTATGGTGTTGAGGGTTGGCAAAAAAAATACGAACTTATAGACAATCATTTATTTTGTTCGGTTGGTATTTGGAGCGAAAAATTAAGTCAGTGGATTTGGAAACAAGACGTCGGAACTGAAAGTAATACCGAAAAGGAAAAAGGCGAAGCGAGTGACGCATTTAAAAGGTCTTGTTTTAATATTGGTATCGGCAGAGAGTTATATGAATATCCATTAATTCAAATTAAGTTATTAGACAATGAATTTGATAAAAATACAAACAAACCTACTTGGGATTTTAAGTTAAAAGAATGGGTTTGGTTTTCTCAATTTACAGTTGATAATAAAATTAATTATTTAGGTTGTAAAGACCAAAACGGAAAAGTTAGATTTACTTGGGGAACTTATAATAAATAACATGGAGCGTTCAAAAGAGATTTTCGCTATAATGCGAGAGGAGGAATTTAATAGTTTGACGCCTGATTTTAGAAGTAAACTATTATCTATTGAGGTGCGAGAGGCTTCGGAATGGTTAAATAATAGGGAAGATGCTAACTACATTAAGTTATACAAAGCACAGCAAAACGCTAAAAAGATGCTTCAAACGTATCTTTTTGAGAAACGAAATAACAAAAAAAATAAATAACAATTAAATTTAAAATCATGAATTTCACAATCAATTACAAAGACCACGTGGGAAGAAAAAACAAAGCACAATCAAGCGGAAAAGACTATATTGAAGCGGAAAAAAAGTTTAAAACTTTATATCCTGATTGTACTATTTTTTCAATAGAAACAAAAGATTTAACAACAATTTAAATAAATAAAAATTATGAGTGAAGTAATTGGAACGATTATAAAAATCGGAGAAACAGAAGTAGTAGGAAGTGCAGGAACTTTCAAAAAAAGATTGGTAGTAGTTAAGACTAGCGAACAATATCCGCAGGAAATACCTATTGATTTCGTTAAAGACAAATGCGATATTTTAGATAAATATTCAGTAGGTCAAGAAGTGAAAGTAGCGATTAATATTCGAGGAAACGAATACAACGGTAAATGGTATTGCAGTTTAAACGGTTGGAAAATCGAGGCGAATTCAAACGTTAATAATATCGAAGTTAAAGAACCAGCACACATTCCAGATAACGAGAATGTGGAAGTACCTTTTTAATCTAAAATAATTAATTGGTGCTTATCGCTATCGGTTTTATCGGTAGTATCAGGAATAAGTTAAATGTGAGTTCGTCAAGCCAAAAATTATAAATTATGGAAATAACTTTAGTAAAAAAATTAAACGGTAGTTTTTGTTTAGCCTTTGACAGTGATTTTGACAAAGCTAAAAAGATACCTTTAAACGAACCTTTTACCGTATCATACACTAAGAAAAGAAACGCACAATTCCACCGTAAATTTTTTGCACTAATTAATTTATGTTACCAAAATCAAAGCCTTTTTAACAACATAGAACACCTACGAAAAGAATTGATTTTATGCGCTGGACATTATGAGTTAATTTTTGATTTAGAAACAGGAACGCAGAAAAAAGAGGCGTTATCAATTAGCTTTGCATCGATGGACGAAACGGAATTTAACCAGCTTTACAGCGATGTTTTAAACGTAATTTGCGAAAAGTTTTTGATTGACAAAGAAGATGTTTTAGAAAATGTTTTACAATATTTTTAGGTAAAAAATTAGTTTATGTGAAAACTATTTTGTAATATTGCATATCTATTGTTCGGGCAGGCTCAATAGAAAATAAAGAACTTTTAAAAAGCTCACAAAAGTAAGTCCTGCCCGACTGAAATTGTGGGCTATTTTATTTTAACAACATGGCAGAAAACAAAAAATCATTTATTCTTTATGCTGACCAAATAGAGCATTTTGAAGAACTAACAAATGAAGAAGCCGGTAAACTTATTAAACATATTTTTAGATATGTTAATGATGAAAAACCTATTGCAGAAGATAGGCTAACACAAATAGCATTTAACCCAATTAAACAGCAATTAAAAAGAGATTTAGTTAATTATTTAGGTAAAAAAGAAGAACGAAGTAAAAGCGGTATTTTAGGTAATTTAAAAAAATATAACACAGATTTGTATGATAATGTAATTAGCGATAAAATAACATTAATAGAGGCGCAAAACATCGCAAAGACTCGCACAGCGACGCTAAGCGAAAAAAATCTCGCAAAACTCGCTGTAAATGATAATGTAAATGATAATGTAAATGTTATTACTAATAAACAAATTATTTCAATCGACGACGCAGAAATTTTATGTTTAGCTAATTCAGATTGGTTAAGTGAATTTGAAAGAATAAATAAAGTACCAACAAATAAAATACCAATTGCGTTAACTGAATTTAAAAGTCATTGTATTTCTATTGGAAAAGAAGAGCCAAGAACGCTAACAGAATTTAAACAACATTTTGGTAGTTGGGTAAGGATTAAAAAGCAATACAAAGCAAAAGAAGAAACTAATAAAAACATTGGGAAGCTATGACAATAGAACAAACATTTGATTGGTTGTTTAAACGCTTTCAATCACCACAAATAAAACCTTGTAAATTTGATTTTGATTGTTTAACTTTTTTGGCTGAATGGGTTAATCGAGAAAAAGAAAACAACAAACAAAAAAACATTCTATTTGCAAAATTATATTGTCATGTTTTCATTCAAGAAATAAACCACTTTAAAGATTTTGAATTTGCACAAAAATCAATGAATGATATTTTAGATTTGAGTTTAGAAAAGCATTATATAATTTTTGCACAAAGGTTAAACGATTTTGAATTTAATAAATATTTGGTTTCAATTGGAATAAATCCCGAAAGCAAACACTACCTAGTTGATGAAAGCGAAGTTAAAAAATTAGCAGCAGCCGAAAAGTTTTTTGAAAATATAAACAAGTGGAATGTTTCACAAGTTGAAAAATCATTAAACGCACAGATTACAGAAAGTATAAACCGATTTGATAACAAGCTATGAGTATAGAAATTCCGAATTTTGAAATAGTAAGCGATGTTAAAATAATCGACTTTAAAAAACTATTCACAGAAAGCTACGTTGACCCAGCTGAAGAATTAAAACCCCAACCCGTTGCAATATCAATAGGTTATTCAGAATATAAAGGAACAAACTTTCCTATTCCTTTTGGTTCGTATGGTGATTTCAGCTGTATAGTTGGAGCGTCAAAAAGTAGAAAGACATTTTTTAAATCAATGATTGAGGCTTCTTATATCGGTGGCAACTCAAATAAATTTTGCCCTAGTTTTAAAGGACATAATCAAAAAGATAAAGTGATTATTTCAATTGATACCGAACAAAGTAAATTTCACACCCAACGAGTACAAAGGCGGGTTTTAGAAATGGTGGGTTCAAGATGTGATTTATACAAGACGTTTTCATTACGTGCGTTTAGTCCAAAAGAAAGATTTGAATTTGTAGATTGGATTATTTACGAAAGTGAATTTAAAAATAACATTGGACTTTTAAGCATTGACGGTTACGTTGATTTGGTAACTGATTTCAACAGCTTAGAACAAGCTACGGGATTAACCGATAAATTACTCGAGTGGACATCAAAAGGAAATATGCATTGCACAGGGATATTACATAAGAATTTCGGAACTTCAAAACCCGTCGGACACGTTGGCTCAAGTGTATTAAAAAAAGCGGAAACTGTTGTATTTATCGAAAGCGATGGAAACCAAACTACTGCAAAATGTGAGTATAGCAGAAACCAACCATTCGAAACTATATGTTTCGAAGTTAATAAAGATTGGTTACCGATTGAAACGAAAGCAATTTCAACAACAAATGAAAATTGGATTTAAAGATTGCCCTTTTTAAAAATTAAATAACAAATAGAAAAAATGGATAATTTATTTACATGTATAGAATACTCAGTATTACTCGGAATTGATATTGAATTTAAAAAAGATATGTATTCTTTTAAAATAATAGCAAGAAAAGAAAATAAAGAAGAATTTGTTTGTTTGCCGTATAACCATTTAACGGAAAATAAAATTGTAAAATACACTACTTTATTAATTGAAAAATTAAACGAAATAACATTATGAAAATACTAAACTTATATGCTTGTCTTGGTGGAAATCGATATAAATGGGATGAAGTCGCAAAAGATGCCGGAATTGAAATTGAAGTTACCGCAGTTGAATTAGACGAGGAATTAGCCAGACTATACCAAGAGCGTTTTCCAAGTGATATTGTAATAGTTGCAGACGCACATCAATTCTTACTTGACCATTACAAAGAGTTTGATTTTATATGGAGTTCGCCACCTTGTCCAAGTCATAGTAAAGCTAGATATTGGGCATTTGGTAAAAACGGAAAATTACCATGTTATCCAGACATGAAATTGTATGAAGAAATTATTTTTTTACAATATCATTTTTTAGGAAAATATGTTGTAGAAAATGTTAATCCTTATTACGAACCTATGCTAAATCCAATCAAACGCAACAGGCATACTTATTGGAGTAATTTTATTTTTCCAAACGAAATAAGTAAAAGAAGTGATACATCTTTAGTTCAAGCATCAAAAATGCAGGATTTATGCGATTTTCATGATTACGATTTTAGAAAATATAAAGGCGAACAAAGAGTATTAAAAATAGCACGTAACCTGGTAGATTATGAAGCAGGTAAAACAATATTTCAAACCGCTTTAGGAATAATAGAAAAATCAAATAGTAATCAAATAACAATGTTTTAACTATGAGTATAGAAATTCCAAAATTTGACGATGTTCAGAATACCGAACAACCGAAAGACTATTTTCAGTTATTACATGAGTGCTATGTGGACTTATCGGAGGAAATGATAAAACCAGAAATACTTTTGTCAATTATATGAACTACAAACTAGATATTAAACCGATAAGTGTCAACGAATGTTTTCGTGGTCGGCGCTTTAGAACTGCAAAGTATGATTTGTTTATACGGGATTGTTTAAAATTGCTCCCAAATGTTATTGATATTCCTGATAAAACAAATATAAAATTAGCTATTGAATTTGGATTTAGTAGTAAAGCGTCTGACGTAGATAATTGTTGTAAGAGTTTTATAGATACTTTGGTTAAAAAATACGGTGTTGATGATAGACATATTTACGAAATGCACGTATTTAAATCGATTATTAAAAAGGGTGAGGAGTATATTAAGTTTCGTATTTATTAGCTTGTTTTTATTTAAAATCATTATAAATAACAAAAGTAGTAGTTTTGTATTGTAATATGTGTTATATTTGTTGAAATAAAAAAATAGAAATTATGAAAATATCACAATTACCAAAAGAGATTAGAGAAAAAGCGCTGGAGTATCAGAGGAATGAAACAAATAACAACACTGATAGTTTAACCGGTGCTTTTATATGGGTAAAAGCTAAAGAAGGTTATGATTATTGGTCTGATTTAAATTCAACCCCACCAACCGAAAGCGTATTTTCTAAAGTTGAGGAAATGAATATTAAACACTACGACAATACAAATGGAAGTATTTACAAGTTTTGTGAAGACCAGAAATTAAACACTTACGAATTTGATTTGATAAAAAGAATTGTAAGGTGTAGAAAAAAAGGACAGTTTATTGAAGATTTAGAAAAAACAAAGTTATTAATCGATTTATATATTCATGAACAAGCTATGTACTAACTGCAAACACGACCCGAAAACTTGCAAGTACCAAAATCATAACAATAAATGCAACGGACACCAATTGGTTAGTATTGATGTTATTATAAAAGAAAGAGATAGGTTGCAGGTGTTAGGTGAGAATGCGAATGAATTAGATAAACAAATAAATTATTTTTATTATGGACAAATTAATTAGTATGACAGATTTTGTGTTTAAAATTGGTAATTTAAATGAGTCAACATACAGAGAAAATTTAGCAACTATTTATAACTACGCTCAATTCCTTAAACAGCCTTTAGAACTATGGGTGTTTGTTCCTTGTAGATTGGCTGGAAATGAGTTTGCTAATTGGCAACCAATGGAAGAGCCTGAAAAATATAAAAACTGGACTAATTTCGATTATAGTGGAACAGACATTGGTTTTGAAGATGAAAAATTATGTAGAGAATACCAGCAAGCAAAAGAAAGATGTTTGTTTGATGGTTTTGAATTATGTGATAGAATGTGGA